GCCAGACTCTGTATTGTCAAGTGATGCAGCCGCATCTATTACATATGGTTCTGGTATTTATGGTACATCATTGTTTGGTGTTAAACAAAAAGCCATATATGATGTACAAACAATAGGTTCAGGATTTACAGTGTCAATTCTATACGAAACAACAGGAACAAACACAGATGCTGTATTTACAATTGACGCTGCCACGTTGCAGTATACTACCAACGCTAGGAGATAAATATGCTTTCTCCACATACTGAAAAAGCAAAAAAATATAATTATAAATGGCAAAAGGCATGGAAAGAAAATAATAAGGAACGATATTTACAGCAACAAAAAGAGTATAGAGAAAAACAAGAAGTAAAAGAAAAAACAAAAATTCGCCATAAGTTATATCGTAGTAAGCCAGAAAACAAAGCCAAACGAGCCGAATATGAAAAAAGAAGATATTTCTTAAAAAAAGCATCTGAAAATTTACTAAACGATACATTGGTAGAGGAAATGAGAAATACATACACGGAAGCCCAGTACATGACTCAATCAACACATATTAAACATCATGTTGACCACATCATTCCTCTTAATGGAAATAATGTATGTGGCCTACACGTTCCGTGGAACTTGCAAATTCTTACAGCAACAGAGAATATGCAAAAGAGTAATAAGGTTCTGGAGGATATATAAATGGGAACTGGTTATGTAAGAAATGATACCGCCAATAACATTGCAGACGGGAACGTAATCAACGCCTCTGACCTTGATGGCGAGTTTGATGCAATTCAGGCGGCGTTTAACGCAACAACAGGTCACAGTCACGATGGCACAACAGGTGAAGGTCCGCAAATCGGCACAGGCGGTATTGCTGATACGGCAGTCACTACAGCAAAGATTGCTGACCTAAATGTAACAACTGGTAAGATTGCCAATGACGCTGTTACACTTGGCACTAAAACATCAGGTAACTATGTCGCTACTGGTGCAGTAAGCGGTGTAGGTCTATCTGGTTCAGCCAGTGCTGAAGGCGCAACATTCACAGTCACATCCAATGCCACTGATGCAAACACGGCAAGTACAATCGTTGCTCGTGATGCCAGTGGCAATTTTTCTGCCGGAACCATTACTGCTGCACTGACAGGTACAGCATCTAACGCTGCTCTGCTTGATAGCCTTGACAGCACACAGTTCCTTCGTAGCGATGCGGCAGATACCAAGTCGGCAGGTGATTTGTCATTTGCAGATGGTGTAAAAGCTACTTTTGGTAATAGTAACGACCTTCAGATTTACCACACTGGAAGTAAAAGTTTGATTTACGATAGTGGTGTTGGCGATTTAGAGATACGAGCAACTAATTTTTTAGTTGCGGATTCAGACGGAACAAGTTTGATTTATGGCGCAGATAACGGTGCAGTTAATCTTTATCATAACGGTTCAAATAAACTCGCCACCACCGCCACAGGCATTGACGTAACTGGCACAATCACCTTTGACGGCGGCACAACATCTGCTGACCTCAATTTCGGCGACAACGACAAGGCCGTGTTTGGTGCTGGGTCCGACTTGCAGATTTATCATGATGGCACCAATAGCATAATCCACGATTTTGGAACAGGATTTTTGTCTATCAAGGCAACAGACTTGTATATAGGCGATTCCGGCGGCAACACATATATTTCTGCCATTGACAACGGTGTAGGCGGTACAGTTGCTCTTTATCATAACACAGCCAAAAAGCTAGAAACCACCGCCACAGGCATTGACGTAACAGGCACAGCAGTCACAGACGGCCTCACAGTAGCTGGCAATGTCAGCGTAGACGGCGGCACGATTAAGCTGGATGGTAACTATCCTGTTGGTTCAAACAACGTGGCGTTGGGTAATGCGGCACTAGATAGCGGTTCATTGACAGGCGGGAACAATATAGCTGTTGGTACAGATGCTTTGACAGCAAACACATCTGGGTCTGGCAATACGGCTGTAGGAAATGCCGCCTTGTATCCAAACACAACAGGTGCGGCTAACTCTTCGTTTGGTGACAGAAGTCTGTTTTCAAATGTATCAGGAAGCGACAACTCTGCTTTTGGTCAGTTTGCGCTGTATAACAACACTGCATCAAACAATACAGCAGTCGGTAAATCTGCACTTCAGGCAAACACCAGCGGCACAAACAATGTAGCGGTTGGACGTCAAGCCGCTGACGCAAACACTAGTGGTAGTAATAACGCTGTTCTTGGAGATGGCGCGTATACTAGCGGAACAACAGGCTCGTATAATACAGCTATTGGTAAATCTGCATTAGCTTTGAACACCACCGCAAGCAACAACACTGCCGTGGGTTATCAGGCCGCTTACACTAACAGCACTGGCTCATACATCACCTCTGTTGGCTATCAAGCGCTGTACTCAAACACCGCTAACAACGCAGATGCGTTCGGCTACACGGCACTGAAAAACAACACAACAGGCACAGACAATGTAGGCTTGGGCAAGCAGGGATTGTTTACAAACACAACAGGTGCTGACAATACGTCTGTTGGCTCTGGCACTATGTATTCTAACAGCACTGGTTCATCTAATACAGCAATCGGTAGGTCAGCGCTTCGTTCCAACACCACCGCATCTAGCAACACGGCTGTGGGTTATCAGGCTGCTTATGCAAACACCACTGGAAATGCCGTTGTAGCAGTTGGAACTAGTTCGCTCCTGAGTAATACTACTGGCATTAGGAATAATGCTGTTGGCAATGCGGCTTTACGAGCAAATACAACAGCCAATAATAACAATGCTTTTGGCTACAATAGTATGTATTCAAACACCACTGGTGCAAACAATCAGGCATTTGGAAATTTTGCGCTGTACGACAATACTAGTGGTGGAAACAATGTTGCGGTAGGCCATAGCGCACTAGAGAACAACACCACCGCCTCTGGCAACACGGCTGTAGGCTATCAGGCTCTATATGCAAACACTGCAGGTGATAACAATGTTGCTGTTGGGGCAACTTCTTTAGACGCTAATACTGTAGGCTCACAAAACACGGCAATAGGGGTTGGTGCATTAACTGCTAATACTACAGCGAGTAACAACACGGCTGTTGGTTTTAATGCTTTGACGGCTAACACCACTGGCGCACAGAATACAATCGTTGGGCGCAGTGCTGGGGCATCCATAACAACTGGATTGAACAACGTGGCGTTGGGCTACCAAGCTGGTGATGCAATTACGACTGGCAATTACAACACTGCGATTGGTACAACGGCCTTAACTGCCGCCACAGGGTCTAACAACACCGCTGTTGGCAACGGTTCTGGACAGAGTTTAACGACTGGTGGTGGCAACACTTTCTTGGGCGTTAGTGCTGGCGGTGCAATCACAACAGGTTCAAAGAATGTTGTCATAGGACAGTACAACGGCAACCAAGGCGGCCTAGACATCCGCACATCCAGCAACTACATCGTGCTGTCGGATGGCGATGGGAATCCTCGTGCGTGGCATGATGGCACAGAATGGAATGGCATTGGCGGCGGCGGTGCTGGTTATTTCTTGGGTGAGAATGGCGCGACAGGTGACACAACAAACGGTCTTGGCGACATCTTCCGTGTCCACGAAGACACCCTGAATACCAACGTAACAATCGCATCAGGTAACAACGCCCTGTGTGCAGGACCATTGACTATTGCTACAGGCGTCACTTTGACCGTCAATGGCAATTTGTCCATTGTATAAGGAGTAAGAGATGACACTAAAAGTAGACGTAGTCCAAAACACCAGCGGCGGTCCTGTCACGCTGACTGACCAAGCTACAGCAAAAAATTGGTCGCACATACAAGGATCAGGCACAGTTTCAATATTGGGTAGTTTTGGCACAAGCAGTGTTTCAGACAATGGTACAGGACGATACATTGTGAATTTTTCAAATACGATGTCGGATGCTTACTGGGCGGGTTCAGTAGCACGAGATGTAGCGTCATCAGGTCATCCTATGGAAGCAATCAATACCCGTGCAACGACATACACAGAATTATACTCTGCCAGAAGCACAAGTGGTGGAATGTATGACAGCACCCCAATGTTCATATGCGTGGGAGACTTGGCATGAGTACCTTAAAAGTAACAAACATCGCTGGTCTGTCTGGGTCGTCAACAAACGTCATTGAGGGGCTGGCGAAGGCTTGGATCAACTTCAATGGTTCTGGAACACCAGCTATCAAAGATAGTTTCAACGGAAGCAGTATAACTGACCGTGGTGGGGCGCAATTCACCGCTTCTTGGACAAGTGCGATGAATAATACGAACTATGCCATTACTGGCACTATGGGGTTTGATAACAACAACGGCACTGGTTACTTCACCTGTCCACCGAATAATGCAATTGGCACTTGGAAAACAACGACTTCCAACCGTATGGATTTCTATCATGCTAATCTAAGCAGACACGGCGGCGACCCTAACGATGTAGCAGACGTTATTCACGGAGACTTAGCATAATGGCTGGAACAATCGTAGCAGATGACATCCAACACTCCACAGCGGGAAGCGTGGGTACGGAGTATGTAGTCAATGGTAGTGTAAAAGTCTGGGTCCACTATGACACAACACCATCAACTGTTGTCAGAGACTCGTTCAACGTGGCAAGCACCACTGATGTGTCAGCGGGGTATTTGAGGCCAAATTTCTCCTCAAATATGGCCAATACAGGTTACGCTCCGCACGTAACTGGACAAATCAATTATGTTGGTTTTATCAACGAAAATTACCAAACTACAAGTTCAACAGGGACAACTGTGAGTTACGTGAACTGGAGTGCAGCCGACCAAAATCATCATTCAGTGTCTTTGGTAGGAGACTTAGCATAATGACAACGACACCTGATTTCAAAGGCACACACCTCTTTGACCGCTTGGGCTGGGCAAAGCAAAACCTTGAAGGTGTGCAGTCGGATTACCGTGTTGTCTACGAAGACAGCGTGGACGAGTGCGCCAAGATACTTGTGCCTGACCCCAACTGGATGGCTTGCGCTTTACAAGGCGGCATCCTTCCACCTGTGTGGGTGTATCACGAGTTGGCAAAGGATGAAGCACAGCCTGACTTTAAGAAGCACACTCGTGGCTACCTGTTGCACACAACAGAACCAATGCCAGCAATGACTGAAGAAGAAGCCATTGAATACCTGATTATGAAAGATGTACCACAAGATGTGTGGCGCAACTGGAACACGGGCAACAAGCCCAAGATGGTTATCTGTCGTAAAGAACAGCTACCAGCTACACGCGAATGGCGAAATGCGTGGAAGATAAGTGAAGAAGTCGCCGTAGACATGGCAGCATAAAGGAGTTTAGAGATGCCTGAAGTTTATATCGTAGACAAGGATGGTAATCAAGCAGATGCCGCAAATGTTACCATGCCTTCTGACCGTCACTTTCGTGGCGCATGGTCACTGTCTGGTTCTGTAATCAGCGAAGACATGACAGCGGCAAAAGAAATCTTTCGTGACAAGGTACGTGAGGTTCGCAAATCGTTGCTTGATGCAGAAGATGTTGTGTACATGAAAGCAATGGAAGCAGATGACGCTTCAGCGAAAGCCGCATCAGTTGCAAAGAAAACCAGCCTTCGTGACGCACCTGCCGCTGCTGCTATAGATGCCGCAACGGATATTGCAAGCCTCAAGGCTGCATGGGATGCTGACCTGCTTGGCGCAAGCCCCTACGCATAAGGAGTAAACTAATGGACGAAATTA